ATGTCTACCAATAGATTTGCTTTTGGTGTCCATACTGCAGCACCAATATTAGCCCATACAGAAATTTCACGACCAGTTTTAAGTGTTACTTTCTTTTCATCATATTGAATGCCACGAGGTGCAGCATAAGTAGCTGTTTGTTTAACACCAAATAATCTGTGTCCACTGTTAGTAGCAGATAAAGTACCTATAGTTGTAGTAGCAAAAGTGCCAGAACGAACTATATATACATCTACACCAGCATAATTACCAGCGAAACCATTATTTAATGTTGCATCAGCGAATGAATAACCATTACTCATACCAGCTTGGATAAATCCAGTTACATCAGTATTTTCTATGATTAAGAATAAACCTTTGTAAGTATCTGAATAACCCATTACTTTACCTGATAAATCAGCAATAATCTCGTTGATATTAGCAGAAGTTGTAAAGCCACCTGCTGGTGTTGAATAACTTTCACCTGCTCCGTCTGTCATTTTATTAATTACAAAGTAATCAATTTTAACAGCTACAGCATTTGTCATATCTTCCACAAATGAATTGTAAAGGTCAGCACGAGTTAGTGTAGCTTCAAATTCATATAGGTGTACTGCTGATTCTACTTGGTCTGTAACAGTCAAAGTTTCATCTACAGTTGTAGCTGTATCTACTGTATAAGTACCAGCCATTGTTGCTACATTAGCGTTCAATGCTGTTAAGTAAGGGTTAGCTACGTATTTACTATCACTTCTATCAACTTGGAAACATTTTTCTGATACAAGTGCAGTGCGAAGGGAAAGTTCTAACTTAGCCTTCATATATTTTATTCTCCAAACCTCTGATAGGGATGAAGTTCCGATTGTATTTGACATTTTATTTAGCTTAATAAGTTAATCCACCAATTAAACTATATAAAGTCCACCGCCATTATCTAGTCTCTTTTTGCAAGAGCTTTCTTTTCATTGAGTTGTGCTTGTAATAACTTAGCGATACCTTCATCAGTATCAGGCACTTTGCCAGTTGCGAAGTCATTAAGCAGTGTCTCATCAGAATCCTTGCGATTAGTTCTCTTTGTTGTTCCTGTGCTTGTTGCGTTAGCAGTAGCACGAGTTTCGTTGTTGTCCTTTAAAAGGTTTTTAATTACTGTAGAGTTCTTAGCTTCTGCAATAGAAATGCCTTTAAACTTAGCATATTCAGTTACTTCTTCTACATCTTCATCGTGAACATCATTTAATGCACGAATGTCTTTTAAAGTATAGTTCTCATTTTTAGGAGTTTCTTTCTCCTCTTTAGCAGGTTTGTCAGTAGCTTTTAACTCTTTTAGTTTAGCTTCTGCTTTCTCTGCACGAATGCGTTGATTTTTGGCGATGTCTTGAGCCTTTGTAAGTTCACCATTGTCTTCGCCTTCGCTTTCAAGATTAGAGTCTTGAGTCTCGTCTAGGTTTTCGTTCTCTAGTTGAACATTGTCTTCTTCCATAAAATAGTTGTTAAGGCAGTTAAGTCCTGCCATTTTAATTATTTACTTGAGTTTTCTTTAGCCATCTTTGTCTTTTCTTCTTCTGTTAGTTCTTTTTGGTTAGCCATTGTCTTTAAAGATGTTAAACCTGCTTCAATATAACTATTCTCTAAGAATAAATAAGCCATCATATTTACTAACCTATCTCCACCTGCTTTACCTTTTAAATCTTTTAAACTAATACATTTACCTTCATAATCTTTATGTTCTAATACACAAAGTCTTTGGTTTAAGTATTCTATTACTACATCATTAGCTTGAATGTGTATTATAGCCATTTCAGGTAGCATATCTTTAATACCAGCGTGTTCAGGAGTTCCAGCTAAAGCATTTACTACATCAGCTTGAAAACCAATAGGTAAATCTTTATTTAATACAGGCAATATTAGTTTTCTAAGTATTTTTGTTACATCTTTCTCTAAACTAGGTATTTCATAACCAAATTGCATTAATACATCTCTTATTTGTAACAATAATTCTCCACCCTGTTCACCACCAAATGTAGATTTGATTAACTCTGTCTCACTTTTACTCCACCTTTGAGTTTGTTTCTTGTCCATATTAATTAGTTACTCGGTTTTAATCCACCGATTATTACTTTGTTTGTTGTGCTAATTGTTCTAACCCAGCTTGTTCACCAGTAGGCTGTATTTGGGGCTGTGGTTGTGCCTGCGTAGCTTGTATCTCCATTGGGCTAATACCACCAGCTAATCCTATAATCTTGTTAAATACTAATCTAACATTAGGGTCTTGTAATATAGCAGGGTTACTAGCCATTGTTTGAAATACTGTAGTTAAGGTTGCCATAGCACCTTGTAAGTCTTTCTGTTCACCTGTTACATCAATGTCTAAATCCCATTCAAGGTCTTTTAATACCTTCTTCCAAGTAGTTCCATCTATTGAACTAGGTTTAATAAAGCGTTGGTTACCTGTTAAACTAGATTTAACTTCTTCTTCTGTTTGTGCGATAAGCCCTTCTTCCTGTGTAGGGTCATATATCTTACCAGATAATATAATATTTATCTTCTTTTGGTTCATCATTCTAGTTACTTCACTAGTAACATAACGATTATCTATTTCTTTAATCTGATAATCTTCTAGTATCATAGAGATTTCATCAGAGTTATCTAGTTTCTTTTTAAAATAAGGGATAACATAGTCTCTTAACATTCTAATAATAGCTAAACCTTTATTCTCTGTCATTAGTTCAAATAATGAATGTGATTCTTGTAATACAGCTTGTGTTTGTCTCCACGCTGTACCAGATTTAGGAGTTTCACCAAGCATTGCTTCACTAACACTATTGATTTGACCTGCTATATTCTGCCAATCAGCTTTAAATGTCTGCATTGCAGTAATATCAGGTGTTCCTGCTAGTCTTGTAAGAGGTTCTTCTTTATTATGTTTCAATATATCTCCGTTCTCTATGTTAGTAAACACATTTTGGTCTACGAATGCACCATCAGATGTTTGAAATATTATCTTTGAAGCAAGGTCTAGTTGGTCTTTTATTTGTTTCTCACTATGATTAACCATCCATTGAGCTTCAAACAAATTCTTAACAGCACCACCACTATATGTTTGACCTTCTTTCTTAATAAGATGAGTAATCATATAAGGGTCTATAGCTTCTTTACCTTGATAAAGAGTATAACTTTCAAATTCATTACCTGTTGAATCTTCTTTGTTCTCTGTTAAAGATATAACGTGCATTTGTTGAGTATAAGTATCTTCATCAGTTTCTTTACCAGTAAGATATGATTGTGGGAATTCTCCGTGTACTTCATAAACTAATATAAAATCATCTTTATTATCTTTAGTTTGACCATCACTTGTCTTTCTTGTAGTTGTTGTTTCAAGTAGTACTTTAACAAGTTCTTTGTCATATCCTTTTTGTTTTCTTAGTTGAGCAGGGGTAAACCATAACTTCTCTATCTTAGGGTTACCTTCAAACTCTACTGCATCACAAATAAAGTTATTCCAATTCATTACTTGAGCTGATAGTTCTCCATCTTTTTCTATAAACTTAGCTATAGTACTACCGTGAGTAGCTAGATTTAATCCCCAATCATTAAGGAACTGACCAAAGTCAGCCTTTTTCATCCATTCTTGGAGTTTAAGAGTAGCAAGAAAAGCCTTTAGTTCATCTGTTTCTTTAGTAGCACGAACTTTAATATCTTTCCTATCAATATCAGTAGCTCTATACCATACATTTCTTGCAGCCATAACAATATTGAAGAAAGGTTTATCTCTCCCCATATAGTCTGTATCTCCTGAAATGTGTTTAGAGTTGATGTAGGCTTCTGACTTATCTATGTCTTCACGCATTGAGCCTGTAACATATTCAGAATAGGTAGTTTCACCATTCTCATCTTGGTCTAGCATTTCACGAACTACATCTGCTATTGATTTATCGTTATACATAATTATTGATTAAGAATTGTCAGCTGGTTTAAATTTCACTGTTGTAGTTCCATTAACTGTTCCTGATAAAATAGCTCCACACCATCTAAAATTATTACCATTTACTTCAAATTGTCTTACATCTGTAGTATTAGTTAATGTAATACCTGTATCACCATCTATACTTGAACCATTTTGTGTATCTACTATTTCTACAGTATCGTAAGGATTAGTTGCACTTGCAGAACTATCTAAATCTGGTTGGTCATCATACAATGAACAATAGAATTTAAGTGTACCAGAAGCACTCTCTGTTGCTACTGTAATACCTAAATTACGATAATATACTACACTTTCCATTGTTGATGTAGCTTGTGTAGTTGTTGCAGTTAAGATTGCAATTTCCTTTGTATTCTCTCTATAATTTCCACCAACATTAGGTTTAGGTACTTTAAAACCTATTACTCCTATTAAGCCAACTAAGGCTATTACCACCAATAGGTATAGTTTGTTTTTCATAGTTATTTATTACTACTATTAATTATATTTGCTTTGTT